GCCACTGGATTTAAAGATTTAAGTACTGCAATGGCCTACGTATCAGCGCCGGCTAAGCAAGCTGGTTGGGATATTGAACAAACCTCAGCTGCTATTGGTATGCTATCAAACGCGGGTGTTGAAGGCAGTCAAGCTGGTACTGGTTTACGTAAAGTTATTGTCTCTTTAACTAAGCCTACAAAAGGTGCTAGTGATGCCTTAAAAGAAGCTGGATTGTCTATGAAGGACTTCCAAGATAAATCCGGTCAATTAAAACCAGTGGATGAAATCTTTAAATCAATTAACCAAAAAGTTGCAGGATGGGGAAGTGCTAAAAAAGGTGCTTTCTTTAAAGCCGTATTTGGTGCTACGGGGATGCAAGCTGCATCTATTTTAGCTCAAACGGCTGGCGGATTGAAAGATAATGACGATCAGCTTACCCAGTTAATCAATAATTCTCGAAAAGCAGAAGAAGGTTCAGGTTATGTTCATCAATTAGCCCAAAAGAACATGCAAACTACCAAAATGCAACTTGAACGTTTGAAGATGACGTTTCAAGACCTCGCAATTAATATGGGTAAACAAATGTTACCTGCTATTAATAATGTTGCAGACGCATTTAGTAAGTGGAGCGTATCCAAAGATGGTCAAGACGCTATCAAAGGCATATCTAGTGCTGTTGGGGATGTTGCTAATGCAGTATCAAAACACAGCAAAGATATTATGGGGTTCTTTTCTGGTATTGTTCAAGGAGCTAAAACCTCATCAAAATGGATAGGTAATATCACTAAATCCATATCTGATTTCTTTAACTATACTCCTGTAATTAAAGATATTACTAAAAATATTAAAGACTTCTTTAAATGGGCTAATACCCAAATGGGCGGTAATAAAAACAATAATGCATTTGTCCGTTTTGCTGGTCAAGCGGTCGGTGCATTAGCTACTCTTGCGGTGCCTTTACTAGCAGTTAGAAAAACTGCACAAGGAATTCGTGCAATCTTACTGGATGTAGGTCAATTTAAAAACTGGATTACTGGAAATAAGATCGTCGATGCACGTGCACGCGAGATGAAGCGTGTAGTCGCACTACAGGAACAATCCTTAAAACTAACTCAACAACAAATTGAACTTGAAAAGAAAAACCGAGGTTGGGGAGATACTAATCATAGTGGTGAGCATCCGACTAATAAAGGCACTACGACTAAAACAGATATTGTAGGAGATATTGCTGATGCTGTTGATACAGTAGCTGATATGAAAGGCGGAGAAGGCGATAAAGTAGCCAAGAATGTTGAAAAAATGGGTGAAAGGCATGCTCATTTTTGGCAACGTGGTTTTCTTGGAAAACTTAAAGGCTGGGGTTCTAGTCTTGTATCCGCTCTTAATCCAACTAATTTAATTCAGAAATTTGCCAATTTTGGTGACAAACTTGGCAATTTAACTGCTAAGAAGTTCGTTGCAAAAATCAAGAGCATCATATCAAAACTAAATCCTCTTCCTTTGATTAAAAAGTTTGGTGCAGCATTAAAAGCTGGGCTATCAAAGCTTAATCCGAAAAATTGGCACATTCTCCAAACTATGGCCAATGTTGGTGATAAAGCCGGTAGTAGAGCTGGTAATGGATTTGTTTCTAAATTTAAAGGTGTTTTATCTAAATTAAATCCTTTAAATTGGTTTAAACGCAATAAAGGTGTAAGTGTAGCTGCGGAGAAGGCTGGTGCCGAAGCAGGGACCAAGGCTACTACTGGTTTCTTAGGAAAATTAAAAGGTAGCAAAATACTTGGTGCTATTAAAGGTGTTGGATCTGATCTTTTTCACGGTTTCTTTAATGGTTGGTCATTAGCTTTTGGTTTGGTTGATAATGTTTTCAACATTATTAATGGGATTAAAGAAAAGAATCCAGATAAAAAAGCACGAGAACTCGGTTCTGGCATTGGTGGAGGTATTGGTGCCGGAGTAGGAGCAATATTAGGATCAGTTTTTCCTGGTATTGGTACTATGGCGGGAGCTGTATTAGGGCAAGCTATCGGAACAGCTGCTGGTAATTGTGCTCCTGAAATTTTACATACAGCCAGTGATGTAGGACAAGCTCTTGCCAAAGGCTGGAAAGGGACTTGTCAAGTTCTTGTTGATCTTGCACACGGTAATTTCAGTAAGGCTTGGAAAGATGCTTCTAAAGGCTTCCATCAATTTAGCGATGGAATGGTAAAGTATTTTGATGAACATGGTGGAAAAGGCGTTAAATCTTGGGTTGGCAAATCAATTGATACAATAAAAAAAGGCAATTGGAAAGGCGCTTGGGATAATACCGTTAATAGCGCAAAATCAGCATGGGGCGGTTTTACTTCATGGTTTGATAAAAACATCTTAGGTAAAACTAAGAAAGCAACATCTAATTCTTCAAAATCTCCATCTACCAAAGGTAAAAAAGTCGTTAGTTTATCAAAAGCGCGTGCTTCTAAACAGGACATAGCTAACATTAAATCTATGACAGCAGCGCTTAAAGCCTATACCACTGCTTTGAGTGGCCTTAAAGCTACTGTTAAGAAAAATGACCCATCTACAATTGTTAATAATATGAACAAATCAATTATTAACAGTACTAAAGGTTGGGATAAAGCAGCTCAACCCATTAAGAAGATGGGTGACGCATTTAAATATCTTGCTACTTTCGCCAAAGCAATGGCAAAGAAAGATGTTTTTAAAGCTTTTAATACTGATTTGCCAAAGCTAGATAAGACATTAAAAACTCACGTAAATTCATTAAAGACTAATCTTAATAAATTAGGTGATGCACTTAAAGGTGGCAAAAAAGGAAATGGTATTGAAAAGTATGCTAAAAAGATTGTTGACGCTTTAGCTAAGCTTACAGATAAAGCTAAAAAAGTTAATTCCCCAATTAAGACATTAAAGTCGTCATTTAGCAGCTTAAAGAGCTCACTTTCAGGTCTTGTTGGTAAAGGTTCAAAGAATACTCTTTTTGATAGGGTAGGACGTGGACTGGACCGTATGCAGACGAAGTTTTATCACGTTTTAAGAGGCAAAAACTCTATTCAAAACTTAATTGATAAGTTAGTTAAGAGTCTCAAAGATAGCAAGCTTGATAATCTTTTAACTAAGATAGAAACTCCCCTTAAAAAGATTGCTAGTGATTTGGAGAAAATGTCCTCTCCAATGAAGAACTTCTCTAAGGCTATGAGTACTTTAAGTTCAACTATGAAGGTATTTCAAACGACTAAAGGACAAAAGAATCCTTTGGATGCAATGGTTGAAAGTTTGGAGAACTTAAAGAAAGCATTAGCTGGCGGTAAAACTAAGACCGCTGTGGTCAAGGAACTTCAAGATTTAACAAAAGCTTTTGCTGGTTCTGGTGGCAAGAAATCTACAGGTGGCTTTGTATCTGCACTCAAAAAAGTAAATGATCCACTTAAAAAGTTATCAGGGTACTTTAAGGATCTAAATAAACCGCTTGATAGTTTTAATAAATCTATTGCTGCATTTACAGGTAAAGGTAAGAAGTCTAACCCATTAGAAAATATGGCTTCTGGTTTTTCCGATTTGAAGAAAGTTTTTGATACTAAAAAGGGTAGTAAAGGCTTAGCAGATCAGATCAAAGAGATGGGCGAAGCTTTTGGTGGTAATGGTAAAAAATCAGTTGGTTTAGCTGATAAAATCACCAAGACTAATAAGCCACTAGATACATTTACTTCTAGTTTAAAGTCCGTCGCAAATAACATTAAACCGGTCAACAGTGGTATTAAATCCTTTAGCGATTTACTAAGTGCGTTTGCTAAGAAGAGTAATGCATTAGATAAATTTGCATCATCCTTGAAGTCATTGAATAGTGCTTTAAAGAAGTATCCATTTGGCGACACAATCAAAGATGAAGCAAGCACAGCATACAATGCTTTAAAAGACTACAATTTTGCAAAGGAATTTAGCAGTCAAGTAAGTTCCTTAAAGTCCAGACTAAGTTCATTTAAGTCCGCTTTTAATAAGAGTTGGAAGAACCTTTGGGATAACCTCCATACAGTTAGTGCTAAAGGCTTAGATAGGGTTGATACATCTCTTTACCGTGGCTTTAAGCAATTACAAAGTAGAGCAAGTACCTTTTATAGATCATTTAAACGCGGATGGTCTAATTGGATAGATGATATCCAAACAATGTTCTACCGTGGGGTTAATAAATTACCTGGCTACGCTAGCTCAGCAATGCAAGACGTAATTGGTAAGATGAACCGTGGTATCGGCGGAGTCAACAAAGTTATTGGAGAATTTGGCGGTGACAAGAAGTTAGGAACCATTAGATATGCTGATGGTACACATGGAGGCCATCCAGGTGGTCATATGCTTGTTAATGATTCTCAACGTCCACATTGGAAAGAGCTTGTTAAGTTTCCACATAGACCATGGATGATGTTTAATGACAGAAACACCTTAATTCCGAATGCACCCGCCGGTACGCAAGTACTAAGCGGAGAAGATACTCATAAAGTGATGTCTTCAATGGGTATTCGTCATTACGCTGATGGAACTGATGATACATTAGATCCTGATAAAGCTGAAAAAATTATGGATGCTATTGATAAGAATCCATTAGGTGAATTAAAGAAATACTTCTATGGTGCAACTAATTTCAACGGCAGTCCATTTGTATCTGATTTCGGGCCTGCTATTTCTAACGCTTTTTTGAATGCAATTAAAGATCCTTTTAAGAAAGCAATTGATGAATTTGGCGGACAACTAGCAAATCCTGCTGGTGCAGGTGTTTCTCGTTGGATTCCAGTTATTAAGCGTGCAGCTAAAGTTATGCATGTTAACTTAACAGCAGCGGGGTTATCTAAGATTTTAAGCAACATGCAGCATGAATCAGGAGGTAATCCAACTATTGTTCAGACGGTCGACGATATTAATATGCGACGTGGTGACCCTGCTATTGGCCTTTTCCAATTTATTCCAGAGACATTTAGAGCATATGCTGTTAGAGGACATGGAAATATTCGAAGCGGATATGACCAAATTTTAGCGTTATTTAATGACAGAACTTGGTTTAGTGATATTGCACCAGGCGGTGGATGGGGTCCAACTGGTGGACGTAGATATGCTAATGGCGGTTTCTCATACGCACACCAATTAGCAGAAATATCTGAAAATAATAAGCCAGAAGCAATCATTCCGCTTGATTTATCTAAGAGACCAAGAGCTTACCAAATCTTGTCACAAATCATTTCAGGCTTTGCCAAAGATGAGCCAGACAATGGTGGATTTGGTAGTGCAGGTACTTCTGTACTTCAAGATGAGATTGATTCGTTAAATGATAAGTTTGATGCTTTGATTAGTTTAATGACAGAACTAGTTAATGGCGATCGAGTAACTAATATTAATGTTGATGGTAGAACTATTGCAAGAGCTACTAATTCAGCATTTAGAGCGCAAAATGCATTAGATATTGAAAGAAAGAGGAGAGGATTTAGTGGCGTTTAATGAAGAGGTCAGATATGCGCAATTTGTAATGGGAGATCATAGCTCATTAGATTTTGGCATTCAAATCAAATATCCTTTTACACTTTCACATCCAACAATGGATGTTTCGGCTGTATCAATTCCCGGGCATTCGGGCGATTTACTTAGTCGAAATCATAGGTTTAATAATTTTACACAAACAATTAATTTGTATGTAAGAAAACCACCAGGTTATGATACCTGGTCACGGTTAGCGGCGGATATTAATAATTGGCTGATAGGAGATACCTATCAGCTTTTTTATTTGAGCAATTTAAGAGAATGGGTATTAGAAGCATATCTAACTCAACCACTTGTCTTAGAGCCACAAAACGACTTAGAGGCTAGTGGTTCAATAACTCTGAATTGCAAGCCCTACATGAAACGTGAAGATGGATTAAATTTTATCCAATTGAATTCTGCATTGCCGATTGTCAATACAGAAGTAGAAACAGCAGAGCCAATCTTTCACATAGTTGGCAAGGGAGACATTAGATTATCTGTTAATGGAGATAATTATTATTTCAATAACATCGAAGATGAGATCTACATAGATAGTGAACAAGAATGGATTTATCGGCATAACTTTAATGAAAATATGGCGATGCACGCCGTTTTCCCAAACAATAATTTTCCCACATTTCATCCAGGCGATAATGGTGTGTTTATTTTTGGAAATTATAGCAAAGTTGAATATAAGGCAAATTGGAGGCGATTAGTTTAGTGAAGTATCCAATTCTTTTAGACAAATCTTCAGATTTAGGATCAATGGGATTAGGACCTTTGCGTGGCTTTACAAGCTTAACTACTCAAAGAGATAGAAACGCGATCCCTGTTCTTTCAGGCAGTTACGATAAAGACGACGAGATGGCAAAAGAGCTAAAACCCGGTCGAATTATTGTCACTTCTATGGGTCCTAAAGATGAAGAGCAGAACCAAATGTTCCGCATTAGTAGCGTTGGTGGGGATGAATTAACTTCAATTTCAGTACAAGCTAATCATATTGTCGGAGATTTGGCTTATAACCTTATCAAGAATGATATCAGTATAGCTAATGCAACGCCGGCAATGGCTTTTGATGCAATCAAAGATGCGCTTGTAGATCCTATGCCACAATTGTGGTTTACAAGTAACATTCGTAAGGTTGCCAATCTTGGATGGAGCTTCAAAGATGGTAAAGCTGTTACTAATCTCTTGATGGGTGAAGACCAGCAGGGAGACACAGTAACTAATACGATGCAAGCTTTATATCAAGGCGAGTGGGATTTTGATAATTACTGGTTAAAATTCACTGATAAAACCGATGTAATGCGTGATACAGGCATTGTAATTAAATATGGTAGACGGCTCAAATCGTTAAGTCAGGACACCAATATTGATAATACCTATAATGCAATCATGCCTTATTCCTTTTATGATCCTAGTCAAGAAAAAGAAGGTAAGATCAAAGACTATGACGCTTCTGGCGTAGTTCAATACATCGGTACTGGTGGTGCTTTGACTTATGATAGTCCATTTAAAGGGCATCATCTAAATGGAACAGTACAAAACGGATCATACTACCACGTGAATAAAATTGTTACCAGTGGTGCTGTTAATGATGATATCTGGTATGAAATTGGCAATAACCAATGGATTGACCAACACTTCTTCTCTTATGACAAGAGCAGAGCGTACATTGTTAATCCGATTAAGGCCAAGGGAACAATTAGACTTAATGACGCTACCAACGATACTCAAGGATTAATAGTTGATTTTAAAGGCGTTGGTACTATCGAATACGCCGGCAACGGGAAAGTGCCTTTATGGACTAGTCCTTTTGTAGGCGGTCATGAAAGTGGTCAATATATAAGTAATGGTAGTAGCTGGAAGATATATAAGAAGGCTATCGCTTATGACGGTATGGTTTGGTACTGTCTTGGAAACGACAATACTCAATGGGTTCCTTCTCAATATTTCTCTTTACAAAAAACGGGGGACTACGCAACAACCCCAACCATTGGTATTTTAAACATTACCAAAGCAAAGAAAGATAAAGATGATGAAGGCGTAGTTGCAATGAGCTTGCCAGGCACTGGTAATAGAGTTAACTGGAATGTTGGAGTTGGATCTAAATGGAAAATTACTCAAACCGCTAAAGATTCAAGTGATAATACTTGGTATCAAGTTAGTGCGTATATTTGGGTTAAAAATAATGACTACGTCGACTTTAAGGCTACTGGTACTGTTACTCCTGATGAGGATAGTATGCGTAATCAGATTGCACGTGCAACAGGTAGAGTACCAATTTATCATGCACCAAATGGTACAGAAGTAACTCATGATTACTTAACTATTGGTACACAAAAGCTCATTACAGCACAAGCTCAAAACCAAGATCGTGTCTGGTATGAAATTGGAACTAATCAATGGGTAGATTCTTCGTTTTTCAGCTTTTCAGGTGATACAGATGTCCCACCGGGTCAAGATGATAGCGGGACCGCTGTTGAAATCAAAGCACAAGAAGAAACTATCATGCTTCCAGAACTTGTGATGCGTTCACCATTTACTAGTGGTAATGAACAATTACGAATTAAACCTGTCGACTTTTCAAGTTATGGCGTTGAGAAAGATGTTAATAAGCTAAGAATGCTAGCCTCTACATATATGAAACAATATCGTATTGGCTATCCTACTAATTCATTTACTATTACTTACCAGCAAGTATGTAATGAAGTTGATTTATATGATTTAGTGAAAATTAATTATGAAAAATTAGACATCATGGATGTGGCCGAAGTTAGTTCTGTTACATGGGATGCATTGGCTAATGAATTTACATCGATCACCTTAGGACAATTACCTGTTGCTCCTGAACACCTGCTGGGCAATTATATTCAAAATATGGTTGATAGTGGTAAAGCTGAATCAGAAAAGCGAGCTACTCACTTGTTTGGTGAAATGAAACAAGCAATGGAACTCAAAAATGCTGACCAAGATGCAGCAATGATTAAACTTTCTGATGAATTAGGAATGGATAGGCAAGTTGTTAGAGAAAATATGCAACAACTTAAGGATATGGTCACATCTATTAATGCCACTGTATCAGACGTACACAACTGGATATCAAGTGGTGGTGGCGGTGTCATTTATGGTTATCCTAACTGGCAAAACCCTACTGAACTGCGAGCAAAAAGTAAATCGGGAGGATATATGAGATTTAATTCTGATGGGCTTGAATATGTAGGATCAGATGGAGTACCAAGAACCGCTATTGATAGTCAAGGAAGATTAGTTGCAGAACGCATAACCGGAGGCACAATCACTGGAATTACACTAAAGGGTATTACAGTTGATGGAGATTCTTACTTACGTTCGATTGGTGCTGATGGCTCAACCGCAGTTATGTCTGGTACGTATGGCTTTTCATATACAGGTACCAACAAAGAAAAAGTTGCACTTGGCTGGGAAAAGGATTGGGCAATTCTAAGGTTAGGTAGTCAATACTTGTATGCATCCGACATAGCATGGATTAGACAACAACGTGGTGGACGAATTCATTAAATAATGAGGTGATAAAGTTGAACAATGATCCAGTATTAGAAAAAGCTCTAAGCGAAATTGCACGCTTAGAGCTTATTAATTTTCGACAAGCTGTTGTAATTGAGCAGCTGCAAAATGAAATCTCAATTAGAGATAAAATGAGAGGAGGAAACAATGTAAATGACGCAACCAACACTCCAACTGACAACAAACAAGAATCTGGCATCAGTAAAGAACATAACGATTAGAGATAGTGGTAATAAAGAAGTCTTAGAAGCCTATTTTTTGGACCATGAAGGTCAACCATATAATTTGGAACATAAAACAGTTACTTTTATGGAAAATAAAGTTGGTGATAAGTTTGTTTCTGACCCTAATGTGCAAATCATTAACCCTAATGCGGGTCAGATCAGATATACTCTTCAAAGTCAAGTTCATACGGCATCAGGAATTGCTTGGTTTGAAATTAATGATAGTTCAGGACTAGTAGATTCAACTGCTAATTTTAATATTCGTGTAGAAGATGGTCTAAGAGCAACAGCTGATAATACTACTTATATTGATGCGCTCGAAAAACTTAAGCGTCAAATGGAATCTCTAATTCAGCAAGCCGACGGAGAACTTAAAGCAGAGCTACAAAGAGCTGAGCAACAATTAAATCAAGAATTGCAAAACTTCCGTAACCAGTACAATTCTCTAAGTGCAGATTTTCAAAATCAGTTTAAAACTGCCCAAAATGCTCGGCAACAAGACTACAACAATCAAAAGAATGCTATTAATACTAGCTGGAATAACACCAAAGGTGCAATTTGGGGTCAATGGAATAGCGATAAAGCTACTATTGATAGACAAGCGCAAGACACTATCAATGGTATTAAAGACAACGCTAAGCAAGTTCTTGATAAAGATCAAGCTGATTGGAATGCTAAACAAAAACAATGGGACAGCACTTTTTCAGCCATTGTAAAAGAATGGCAAGTTAAGACGAACAGCTTAAATGCTACCGTTCAAGACTTAACTAATAAATTTAATACTATTATTGGTCAAGTATCTGATTTAATGAACAATAAGCTTCCTAAAATTGAAGAGTTGAGAAAAGAGCTTTCAAATGTTGATTGGACCAGTTTGGTAAAACAAAAAGATTTATCAGGAGATACCGTAAATTATTATGAAGGAACTGCTGATTTTAGTGGGGCTGCATGGATTGGTTCTCCAGTAAACTTAGATGATGGTTGGACTAATTTATATTTGCCTGCTACGAAATATATAGGTCCATGGGAAGGGATAGGACAAGATTTATGGGTTAAGGCGGGCGACTACATTACTGTATCGGCGGACGTTTATATAAATAGTGCCCAGAATGCAGGTAAATTATATGGCTTTATTCAATATGCAGATGGAAAAAGAGAAAATGCTGCTAGTGTAGCGGGAGTAGCATACGGTGTCGTTGGAGATAATTCTTCAACTTATAGTGATGCAATTCTCTCATTTAAGGCTGGTCAAATGATGGGTTGGACTAGAGTATATTGTACCGGTAAAGCAACCACGGAAGGCTATGTAAATCCTCGCTTTGAATCAAATGTTGCTAATAATAATGGCTTTTTCATCAATAGAATGAGTGTTACCAAGACACCGTTCCCAATGCCTTGGCAACCCAGTCCTATGGATCAAGCAAGTAAAGATTATGTCAACAATTCTATGAAAAATAGACAAGTTGGCTGGTGGGATATTGAATCCAATCTAAATAATTGGCAATTAAATGATGAGATGAAGAGTGCTGCTAGTATTCAATATCAATCTAACTCCAGGATGAGTGTTTTAAACTATTCAGGAGTAGCTGGTCAAGAAGAAGCTACTTTCAATATAAATACTTTAAACCCAGATGCCGTTTATACTGTAACTTTCGACTTTGAAGCATTAACTACACTTCCCATTTCAGGAGGATATTCTTTCACATTGTTTGTATATGATGCAAAGACAAATGAGACGCTTGGTCAAGCTGATCTTTCTCATGTAAAAGGACGAAAGAAAGGATACGTAATTCATGTTTGGAAAAATACAGGGTCTATTAATCTTAAAATAATAGCTTCCGGGATAGCCGATGGTCAAAAATGTCGTTGGGCAATTGGGAACGTTCAAATAAGAGAACAACCATTGCTACCCCATAACATTGGCTATATTTTAAACAAGATAAAGTTACGTACTCAGTCATTAGATCAGAACGGAAATAAATTTGAAAACATTCAAACAGCTACTAAACAATCCGATGGATCTTATCGACTTAATTTGTTTGATAATGATTGGACGGCAAATAAGGTTAATTGGTTACTTAATAACACAACTTCTTATAATATTGAATCTAATACTGATCTTAATAATGTGAAAGCACCAGGATTATATCATTGCTCTGGGAAAACTAATATTACTAATGCACCGTCTGGGATTGATAGTTGGTTTGACTTATATGTGAATAGTGACAATTGGAATGGGTCACAGGTAATATTCGCCACTAACACTAACCAAGTTTACGTACGAACATGGCATAATAGTACTATGTTTACAAATTGGCAAAGATTAATCAATGATGGAGATTATAGTAATCTTCAAAATTTAATTAATAGTCAAAAACTAAAAGTAGTTAGATCCTATGATATAGAAAGAGATCAACCAAGTAGTCCTACAACAGAAGCCATTGGTGGTCAGTGGGTAGTAGACCAAAGTGTATTGGCGAATTTTGCTGATGCACATAGAGATGTCCGTAACCACACCGATTTCAGATATCCGACAGATCAAGCTTGGAACACAGCAATTAACTTAAATAGCGATCCTTACTTAGATACTGGTATTTACAAAATTGGGAATTGTGCCATTATAAACGGGCCATGGACTGACACCAATCAACGTCATTGGAATTATTTAAACGTAATAAAATATGATGATAATACTATTTATCAAGCAATATTTACTGGTAATGCAATTTTTGGTAGAACTGTTTCAAAAACAACCAACTCTTATCCCAGCTGGACGCAGTTTGCGACAATGGATCAAGTAGCCCAGAACGTATCCTCTGTTTCTGGTAATTTACAAGCATTTATTACCGATCAGGTAAAAATCAATAAACGTGTTGATTACAATAGTCCAACTGGAACCATCACTAATGATACTGTTAACTTTAATAATTATCGTAAAACAGGAATTCTGAAAATTGTCAATTGCCTTATTCAAAATGGACCATATAAGTCCGATAATCGCCACACTGTATTCTTGAAGATAACCAATCTTGACGGACAAACTCAATATCAAACTGTTTACGAAGGCGATAACCTTTATGGACGTAAGCTCTACAATGGAAATGGTCAGTGGCATAAATATACCAATACACCAATTTAAGATATTTATATCCTTAGTCGTTAGACTAGGGATTTTTTATGGAGGAAAACAAAATGACAGAAGAAATTACAAATGAAAATGTAACACCTACTCAATCAACTACTGAAATAGAACCAGCAAAAGAAATCACTATGAAAACATACTATTGGTCTAATGACAATATTCCGTTTCGTATTATTAGAACAACTGATGACATTAAAGAAGATCAATACCCTATTGCAATAACAGCACCAGATCCAAGTATCAAAGCCCCTAAGTATGATTGGATTGAACACAAATGGATTGAAACAAGTGAAGAATCTCTAGGACAACGTTTAACATCCGTTGTTGAAAAATTAGAGGATGCCCAAAAGAGTATCACGGTGCTACAAGAAGCACACCAAGATACTTTGAAAAATAATGAATCGACTGACACGGCAATGGAGCAACTACAAAAGACAGTGCAAATGAGCAACCGTATGATGGCTACTTTGAGTGATACCGTGTCTGCATTGACCAAGGCTTACAACAGCTCAGTAGTTGAGCCAGTTAAAACTGAAAGTCATGATTAGAGAAAGAGAGATAAATATGTTTGATGAAATTTTTGCTAACTTACAAGAAATCCAAAATGAAATGGTCAAAATGTACAAAATGCAATATGAGTGGGGCTGGTTCGGTAAGACTAAAGAAGAATCTAACTTAGTATTGCGTGGATACGTTAGTACAAATTCCTTAACGCCAGAAGGCTATAAAAAAATCACAGGTGAGGATTATGAAGGATCTACTAGTCAATCTTAGACGAAACTTCCAATATGTGTTAGTTGGATTGGCAATGATTGGTAATGGAACTACTTTATTTGTAGATCGAAATTACTTTTACTGGCCGCCACAATATTCTGATTTAATGAACGATCAGCGAATTGATATGCTGATGTGTTTAACCGGCATTGCACTTGTAATTTTGGCAATGAGAAATTTTCATAAAATTAAACATAGCGAAATGCTGACAGGACTTTTATTAGGACTGTCGGCATTTTTAGTTATGTCGATGATTATCGTCGAAATCACGCATACTGTGGGGGCGGGTGAGTTCAGAATGTCAAAGACAGCAGTTGATGACATCATTTTGCTAATGGGGATTATCTATGTAAGAAGAACTGGGAGGAGATAAAGTTGCATGATTTTAGTTCAATACTTAATGCGCTTATCTCTTTCGCCACCGGTTATTTTGTTTTCAGATTAAAGTCTGACAAGAATAGCCACGACTTTTTGAAAGATGATCTGAATCGTGCAGATAAAGAACTTGAACAGAAGTCAAAGGAAATTGAGCGCCTGAACAATAAAATTAGACGTCTTAATGATGAGATAGATAAATTGAAAAGAGGACAATGATGAACAGTACTGAAACAATTAATTTAATCTGGGCTGGTGTATTTGTAGTCGGTGTAATCACCGGCTATTTCTATATCAAAGAAAAAGCACAGATTGAAAAATTAAGAGTAGCGCATCCCAAAGTAGCTGATGCTTTAGATTTGCTTGGAACTCTTGCACTTAAAGCAACTAACTATCAAGCAACGCTAGATGATAAATCTGGTAAGCAAAAGGGAATTGATGCTACTGATGAAGTCTATAACCAATTAAAGAGATTATATCCTAATGTACCAATTGATCGTGATACGGTACGTAATTATGTACAACATGCTTACGATTTCGATATTAAGAACAGTCAACCTAAAGCGAATGTAAAACTAGATGGTAGCGACCTTGCTAGCCACATGCAATCTGTTTTAGGTAGCACTAATGTTATTGCTGATTCAATTGATAAGAAATAATTATGTACACCTACAATCAATATATTTTTAATTCGTTTAATAAGTTTAATAAAAGGAAGAGAAACAATGGCAAGAGAAATATTCATAGATCTTTCAAGTTTCCAAAAAGATCTAACAGTAGACGATTACAAAAAGCTAGGAGTCAAGAAAGCTATCGTAAAGATTAGTGAAAGCACTAATTATGTAAATCCATATATCCATGATTTAGTTGATAAAGCAGCAGCTGGTGGTGTTAACGCTTTTGCATTCTACCATTTTGGTCGATTTACTAATGATTCACAAGCTGTCAATGAAGCAAAATACTTTATTGACAATTCTAAGGCTAAGATTAACGTAAAACCGAAGACTTTAATGATTTTAGATGCTGAAATTAGTGGTATGCCTACAAGTTCAGTAATTGTCTTTTTAAAAGCCTTACGAGATGCAGGCTTTAAGACTGGATTCTACACCGGAAAGAACTTATTAACTAGTTTTGACTTAGAAGCAATAAAGCCATACATGGATTTCTTCTGGTTAGCATCATATCCAACAGTTGCACCAGCAGATAAGAATCCTGATTTTAATTACTTCCCATCTGCTAAATACGTAGATGCATGGCAATATACAGATAATTTGCTTGGAATGAAGGTGGACGGATCAATTACTGTAACTGATAACGGTAAGGATGTTTTTAATGCTAACAATTCATCCCAATCTAGTGAAAATAAACCTTTAGCACAACCTAGCAAGCCCGCTACAAATCCTACTCCTGCTCAACCTAAAACTTGGGTAGATGCACAAGGCGATAAGTGGGTTGAAGAGCATGGAACATTTATCTCTAACACTTACATTAATTTGAGATGGGGCGCCAAGACTATAAGTTCGGTAGCTACACAAATTGGACCAGGTACGGAGATTAAGTACGATGCATACTCAAACCATGATGGTTATGTGTGGTTACGTCAACCACGGTCTGGTGGCGGATACTTGTATTTGGTCGGTAGAAATGCTTATACCAATGAACCTTGGGGTACTTTTAAATAGTTATGATATAATTATAGAGAGAAAAGCGCTAAGGAATTCTACGTGAACTTAGTGCGCATGTTTTAGTTGTAGGCTAAAACATGTAAAAATCCTACAAATTAAAAGAGCCACTTTAGGGAGTTAATTCTCTAAGGTGGCTCTTTTTTTGTGTTATAAATTATAGTAGGTGAGTTGATATGTATGATTTATTATAATATTAACATTGACTTTAAAGCTGGACTATTTTATATCTTTGTATTATAGTTTTTGTTCCAATGGATAATAAAGGGAAAGATAAAGTAAAAGTAAGTTTTTAAAGTTGGCGCACATTTGGCACACAAGTATTTTTAGAAATACTATAAAGGCTGCTATAATAATGAATTTTATAGTTATATAAAGCATAAGTCCGGTTCCCAGAGCGGAATAGAATACTTGCGGGCTTAAGTAAAAATATTATTGTGACTGAAGCTAGAAAAAGATCAGGTTCCTTAATTACTGCAAATATTGCTTTAGAAGAAAATCGCAATATTTTTGCAGTTCCCGGACCAGTTTCAAGTCCTTTGTCAGAAGGGCCTAATGAGCTGATTGCCGCTGGTGCTTATCCACTGGTTAATGCTGATTTTAAAAATTTGCTTTAG